ATATACATGTTCTTCTTCCAAAAAAAAAAATCTGCACATTAAACAACTTATATTATATAAATCAGCACATATAACAGATAAAATTGTTTTAAAAATATCTGGTATATGGGAATCTGAAACTGCATTTGGGTTAGCCTATAAACTTATACTGTAAACCCATCCGTTTGATAATAAAATGAAATGATATATTGAATGTATACAAAAATGAATAAAAAATGAGCTGCAATAACACCATTTTGTTGGTTACTTTTAGTATCTGAATTTGGTTTCAATACACTGTTAATTTGAATATTCAAAATAGGAGTAATAATAAAACATAAAATAATACCTATAACACGTGCATACCATGTCCACTGTGACGGCATAACATCTTCAGCAATATTATTACGGCTGTTGGCAATACATGCTATATATACACCTAAAATCATTAAAATATAAATAAACATAAATACACCTTGTTCATACATCCTTAATATTTTTTCAAATATAGATGTATTCAATGGCATATTTGTCAATGTACTTAATACAATCAAACATTGAAAAAAAACTCCAAACATATAAGAAATTGTCCCCCAAAACATTGTTTTATTGATAAACATTAATATTCCTGCAGTAATTTCTATAATTCCAAAAAATAAACTTGTATATATTAATATATCTTCTTCTTTATCCACATCAGGAAGTATTGACAAATTCATTATACTATAATTATAAAATAATATAAAGAATTATTACCAATAGTAGTATGTCGCGAGTCATTGGATACGTAAAGTGGTTTAATACTAAAACCGGTTACGGGTTTATCACGTATGAAGGTGAGGATATTTTTGTTCATCATGCTAATCTGACAGTTGAAACAAATCAGTACAAGTACCTAGTGCAGGGTGAATATGTAGAGTTTGTTAAGACAGAGCTTGAGAATGCCAAGCATAAGTACAACGCAACAGATGTTACCGGTGTACATCGTGGTCTTCTTATGTGTGAGACCCGTCAGAAGATGAAGGATTCGCGTGAAAAGTCAGAGTAGATTTTAATTTTGTTTTTGTATTATGACGTTGTAATATTCCCATACAAATATTAGGCAAAGTAGCAATAATGTTCATTACAGTTTTATACTGTAATGTACAAACGCACGAATCTTTTTCAAATTTTATACTATACCACCAATAAGAAGGTATGAATAACATTTGACCTTTTGTTATTGTAATTTCTAAAAATTTTACTTTATCTAAAGTTGTATTCCATACATGTTTTGGTGAATAATATAATTCATTTGCATAATCTTTTTCTGCATTCAAATATTTTTCATTTTTAGGAGGAGTTAATTTTATAGTAACAGACCCATTCGCTAGATAAATATAATTACGATAATGCGTATTGTATTCTAATCTGGTAGTAGACCCTTCAGAACCCATCAATAAATCATATGTAATGGATGCAACCATTGGAGGTCGTAAATAGGCATCGGTTGTAATATAATATCTAGATAACATTGTTTCATTTAAAAAATCAGAATTATGTAATGAAATATAATTTTTTTTATCGAATAATTGAAATGCGTTGTTTAGCGATATGATATTTGAATTGTAACTGGAATCGTATACATTCACATCAAATGCTTTATATTCTGTTAATTTTGAAAAAACAGATTGTAACGATTCATCGTAATATGGAAAAAGAAGTGGTTGGCGTAAATTACAAACCTCTTCTAATTTTATTTTAGACGGGGTATCTAGTTCAAATATTTCTAAATCGTTGCTGGTCGTTAATTGATATACTACATGCATATAAATAATAATTACGGTACAAATAGTTAATAATGTTATCAAAGTATTCATTATTAACATCGTATACTTGTTTTTAGACAGTTTTACGAAAAGGATATACCAGGAGCAAAACTAGGTGGAGGAGTACCATCTGTTAATTCATTCATCTTTAAAGTACTCTTTTTTTTACTAGGAGGAGGTTTAATATTAGCATTACTTTCCAATATGGTTATACGTTCATGTAATGATTCCAAATCCAACAATCGTTTATTAATGTCAGAGAATGCATTATTAAAGCATTCTAAATCAGGTAAATTTTCAGTTACATAGTTTTCATGGTTTCCTAATTTTGTTTCAAGAACATTTGTTGTTTTACTAAATTTATTTGCAAGAACTGAAATCTTGTGACCTAACATATATATAGCTTGTTCTGTTGTAATCATAGAGGGCTTAGACTGTTGACGAAAAACTTTAGAAGTAGGAGTAACGGAAGATTTCATAGTTTTGCTAAAGAATTAATATTTTTCATTTTAACTAATAATAATTTCTTGATATACAACAATGGAAACTGAAAAACCTAATTTTGTTAATCATGTTTTTAATTTTGAAACAGAAAGTAAAAATGAATTTGTAAATATCATACAATATTGCGTATTAGGTGTTGTTTTTATTACATTATTAAATAAATCCGTTCAGACATATTTACCCGATGTAGATAAAGATAAAGGAACTATAGCAATAGTATCTGAAATAGTTATACAAGTTATTATATTATTTGTAGGTGTAGTATTTATTCATCGTGTTATAACTTACATACCTACTATGAGCGGAATACCTTATGCAGATTTAAATGTAATTACTACTATATTACCTGTATTGATTATCATGTTAAGTGTTTCTAAATTAGGCGAAAAAGTATCTATAGTAGTTGACCGGTTCTTTCAAGAACCTCGTGCTACTCAAGTAAAACTTACACCTAAACAACCTATTAGCGGTAGTATGCCATCATCTGCTCCACCTCAAATATTACCTCCTGGATTGAATACATCCAATCCCATGGCAACACCTGAACCTGATTTCAACACCATGTTTTCAGGACCAAATACCACATTACAAAATGCACAAGAACCGTTTGAACCCATGCCATCCAATTTTGGAGGAAGTTTATTCTAAAAAAAATAGTGTACTATAGTATGCCACCTTTTTCAGCTCTTTGCACTCCTGCCAAAATTTATTTAATTTTATTAGTTCCAGTATTTATTTCCATGTTTTATAATAAAACTACTGTATGGAATATACTCGCTACATTAATATGGGCACCCATATGGACATTTGTATTGAATTGGTTATGCACAAAAGGGTATAGTATTGTTTCTTGGTTTTTTGTATTTATCCCTTTACTTAGCATGTTTGTTCTTGCAATTATATATGCAGGATTACTTATTAAAAAATAATGTTTAGGATGTTCATATTTATTTTTATTGATAAAATATATATGAATGAATTCATTGTATATAAAATACCTGATTTTAATGTTACTATAGACTATACAGCGTTTCAACCCTATCCAATAATTGAAGATGACTTTATTAATCAGTTACATGAGTATAAAGAATTTAATCTTCCTATTCAACAATCTACCCCTGCAACAGAAGAAGAGGTGAAACAAATTGTGCATGATACAGATATGTTGCCTTTATCTCTTACCACATATCAAATGTTTGTTCGCAATTTTATGTCCAATTACACACCATATAATGGTATGTTGTTATTTCATGGGTTAGGTACAGGTAAAACATGTTCTGCTATTACTATTTGCGAAGAATATCGTAATTATTTAAAAACATCTAGCAAACAACAACGTATTTATGTTTTATCTATGACCGATGCTATCGTAAAGAATTTTAAATATCAATTGTTCAATGAATCACATTTACAACAAGTAAACAATCGTTGGGTATGTACTAGTTGTGTAGGCGATAAATTTTTACAAGAATTAGACCCCTATCAACTTCTTCCAATGAAAAAAGACAGTCTAATAAAATTAATTTATGCGTTGATTGACGAATACTATGTTTTTATGGGATGCAGAGCATTTGCCAATGAAGTCGGGCATGCTATTGAACGTAAAACAGAACCAGGGAAAAAGAAATATATACAGGACCATTATGAAGGTGCAATGTTCGTCATTGATGAAGCCCATAACATCAAAGATGATACGTCTGAATATATAAGCTTTGCAAATTGTATTACACAAATTGTAAACTATACTACAATTAAATTATTATTGATGACGGCTACTCCTATATTTCACAATTGCCGTGATATTATTTTTTTAACTCAATTGTTAAACCGCAATGATAAACGTCCTTATATTCAAGATGCATCGGATATTTTTGATTCGCATGATACATTTACAGAAGGTGGAAAAGATGTACTCATTCAACATTTGCACGGTTACGTTTCCTATGTAAAAGGCGAAAATCCATATTCGTTCCCGTATCGTATTTATCCTGAGACACACTATACACATCCTGAAAATAGGGATTATACATTGGAACATTTAAAAATTTATCCAGTAAAGTTAAGTGAATTTCAATCACAAAAATACATGCAAGAACAATTGAACACACCTACTTCAGGCTTGGAATTAACCGTATTTAACATTTACAATCAATTAGCGATGATTGTTTATCCAAATGGAGGAAACATCAAAGAAGCAATGTTAATTAACGAAAAGAGTAAACTACCTGATATAGCTTACTTATCCAATTCGGAACGTTTTTTCGACCCTGAACAGATTTTTAAATATAGTGGAAAATTACACAAAATTCAAACTATTTTACAAAAATCAGAAGGTATTATACTTATTTATGTGCGTCAAATTACAGAGGGTATTTATCCCATTGCAGTTGCATTAGAAGCAATTGGATATAAATACAAAGATAAAACAAAACGAACAAATTTGTGCAAAGAATACAATAAAATAGACAATGGATTTTCTTATGTGGTATTGAATCCATCTTTTGCCAACGCATCAGTCAATATCCAAGATACCATTTCTCTTATTAACCAATCTGAAAATAAAGATGGAAATAAAATTAAAGTAGTTATTATTACGGATGCAACTACAGAAGGTATTGATTTCAAAAATATACGACAAATTCATATTTTAAATCCATGGTGGAATTTAAGTCAAATTGAACAGATTATTGGAAGAGCTGTTCGGTTTCGAAGTCACAAAGATTTAGAGTTCAACGACAGAAATGTTGAAATTTTTATGCATACGGCTTTTTTACATGATAATTCTGGACCTACTATTGATTATCGTATGTATTCTGACTGCGAACAGAAAGCAAAAAAAATAGGACAAGTAACCCGTATATTAAAAGAAATTGCGTTTGATTGTCGTTTTAATTCCATACAAACCCAAACGAACGAATCCTTGAATGGATTAACTGTTTATCAAACCACTTCTTCCGGATTAAAAATAGAACACCCTATAGGTGATATGCCCTATACAGTGTTAACCGATTACATGGAAGATTGTAATTATACGTGTACTACTGAATCTCATGAACCAGGAACAAAATTGTCAATGGATTATTTAACCTCCCATACAAATTCAGTGATACAACAAATAAAAGTATTGTTTAATAAAAATTATGTATATACTCGTGAAGAATTAATCGATGAAGTTCAATCTGTTGTACCTGAAGAAAAATTAGATTACGTATTGTCTCAAATGATTGATAATAAGATTCCTATTTTTGACAGATTCAACAGACAAGGTTATATTGTCAATATTGGTGAATATTATATGTTTCAACCACCACAATTAGATTCTAATATTCCAACCTATGAACGACGTATTCCAATGGCCTATGTACATGAATCTATCATCATTGAACCTGTAGAAAAAGAAAAACATGATTTAAATGTTGAAAAATTATTAACTACACTCAAATCAAAATATGATTTGAGTGAAACAGAAGGTACTCAAAAATTACGTGCAGTTGGGGATGAATATTTAGTGTACAGTGCGTTTGAAGATTTATATAAAAAATTAGATACGTTATTACCTATGAAAATGGAAGAATGGAAAGAAGACAAACGAACAATTTATATTCATGCATTAATGGACCGGTTAACTGATGTAGAATCGTTAGAATTAGCAAAATATCTACATACTCGACCGTCGTTGAACGATTTTGAACATCAATTAAAAGCTTATTATAAATTGTTTGAAGTAGATGGAATTTATATTCTATGGGAATATACGGCAACTAGAATAGCTTATTATACGAAAGAGTGGGAAAGATATGTACATTATGATTATCCAACTTTACCTGTTTTAAAACAAGATTCTGAAAAAAATATAGACAATTTAGAACTACCTTTAGGTGGAATATCGGTTTCCAAAGATTTATCGGAACGAGAATTTAAATTATCGCTGCCTACTTTACCTTCTGAAAAACCACGATACGGTTTCAAAATTACAAAGAAACCAGATGCAATTGATATTTTACACCAACTCATACCAACATCAGTAAAAGAAGAAACAAAAGTTCCCAAGATTGAACATTTGATTTGGCAAATTGAATTTTGTTTACGGTATTTTGATTTGAAAAAACATGGACGTAAAGGAAAACGTTGGTTTTTAAACCCAGTCGAAGTGATTCAAAATGTAGCTAGAAACTTTAATTTAATCAATGAAAATTTAAAAGAAAAAGAGAAAGATAAAGAAAAAAAAGAAAAGAAAAAAAAATAAATTTAGAAAAAGTTCCATGATTTTGGTTGACGTCTAATTTGGTGTTTTACTACATTTTTAATTTAGAGCATAACTTTTACTACTTCCTTGAGAACACCAATATTTTTTTTTAAATAAATAATTGAGTTAAAATAAAGAATAGTATCGCTATATACTATGCTATATACGGATTCACTGTTGACAAAATCGGTTCAAATACCCATGTCAGAGTGTGGAAAAAATATAACTGAAATTTTAGAACATACGTTACGACCGTTAGAAGGAAAATGTGTTACCGAAGGATATGTAAAAAAGGGCTCTATTCATGTAGTCAGTTTTTCAAGCGGTATTATGAAAGACCAATATGTTGTTTTTACAGTTGTGTTTGAATGTAAAATAGCTGTTCCATTCAACAATCAAGAATTAAATTGTATTGTTGAAACCAATACCATTGCAGGATTACAATGTAAATTATATCCAGATGATGAATCTCCTTTTATTATATTTTTAGCAAAAGACCATCACATGGAAGATAAAACCTTTTTCGATTGTACGATAGGTTCTATTTTAAAAGTAAATGTTATTGGAAAACGATATAGCGTGAACGATACAACTATATCTGTTATTGCCAAATTGTTATCCAAAGAAAAGTAAAAAATGGGCCGAAGCTCTTTTTAAATTATTTTTTAGTCTTGGATATTTTTGCTGGAATTAAATCTTTACCAGATGTTGCCCCCTATTTAGAAAGTTCTGGTGCTCCTCGGGTCGCGACTTCATAGTTTGAAGTTTTATTTGAGCCTTTAGAGTAGCCATGTCTTTGTAAGTAGGACTGTTATTGTATTTTAATACAATAAACTAACATAATACATTTCATTTTTTTTTAAGAATTGTATATAGTATGAAAATTGAATTATTATTACTAGCAGGAACTATTTTTTTTATTATGGATACGATGCATGATGGTAAATATATGAACCAAGTAAAATCGTATAAAAAATATTTGAAAATTGTAGGAATTGCTTTTGCTGCATATTCTATGTACATGTTTATCAAAAAAAATCCGTCTGAATCCAGGTCAATGATAGGACATTTAAATGGTATGGTTCGATATATGCCTTTAGACAAAACATCGAAAGACTTGTTTACACCTTTTTTAGATACACATTTAGTTCCACCACAAGAACAAAGAATTATGGCATCTGGTGGTGATTCTACTACACGAAGTGTAAGTGGTACCAAAAAAAAATATGTAGCAGCAAGTCAACAATGGAAATGTAACGGTTGTCAAGGAACATTAGATGCATGGTACGAAATTGACCATAAAATAAGGCTTGCTGATGGTGGGTCAAACCATATTAATAATTTAGTAGCGTTATGTAGAAATTGTCATGGAAAAAAAACAATGATTGAAAATTTTTAACTTTTTTATAAAGTAAATGTATCATGCCAGTAGGACCTACATTACCATTTATTCCTTCCATATCATCTAACATTATTTTTTACATATTAATTATTATCATCTTTGCTATTATCTATTTAATTTGGATAAAACCTTATAACAATATTGTTCAAAATGCAAAAGATATTTACCAATCTTCGTTGAATACCATCAATATCACCTATGGTAGTCCAAAAAAAGAGGCAGAACAAGCAGCTCAAACGGCGTTAGATACTTGGAATATATTTTTAACTAAAATTTATAAAATTATTATTGAATCTTTACTAATCATTAGTGGTGTATTATTCAATTATTATAAAGGTTCTATGAATACATTTAGTATTGGTGTTAATTTACTTATTCTCGGAACTATGTTATTTGAATATTTTTCAGACATACTAGATAATTGGTTAAAAAGTAAGTTGAATGATATCAACGCTTCTGCTTCTAAAAATACAGAAGACAATACAGGAGAACATCACAAATCATTAGCATTATTTATTTCAGGCTTAATGTGTCTTGCATCTGTCTTAGGTAAAATAAAATACGGGGATAGTGTATTTATAACAAGTGGTGTTGTATCTTTTGTGTTAAGCATGCTAACTTTATTCAATGCGAATTTTAATTCAACTGCAGCTTTAATTTGTTTTTCAATTATAGGTATATTGTCTATTTTTGCTGCAGTACGGTATGATAATCAACTTTTTTATGCAAGTTTTGTTATTTCAGCAATTATTTCTGTTATGTCTGCGTTCAATATATCTAGTTTTGATTCAGAACCCTATATTTTTATATTATTTTTTTTGGCTAATATACCATTTGTTACTCTCTTCATGTACAATATAAATTTACAAAATTCAAAAGATACTGCAATTTACATACCGTTACTTATTGCATTTTATATGTTGTCTATTATTATATTGAGTATAATAGGGACCGTCGATTTATCTTTGAATACAAATTTGTTCGTTATCGTATCTATTATTGGTTTCAGTATTTTAAATTATGCAAAATCATTACAAGATTCTATTTATAAAACATTTCTATTGGTAGTTGCAATGATTATATTCTTTTTTATTTTTTTACATTATATTCTTGTATCTCAACAATGGATTTTCTATATGATTGCATTTATTGGTATAATGTATATGATTATGAAACGTTCTCCAAGTACTGTGAAATCCATAAATCAAAATAGTAAAGTTACTAACAAAGAAATTGTACTTATTAGCGGTGAAATTTTGTTTATATTAACCTACATTTATATTCGAAGCATTGCAAAAAAAGTGTATACTAAACATGGACAACTTATTGTCAATAATCCTGTATCTTTACATGAACTAAAAGTGGTTAAAATAGATGAAACAATCAACTATGATTATGGTTTGTCATTTTGGGTTTATATTGACGCAATGAACCCAAGTTCTAGTCCACAAGCGAATGAATACACTACTATAATATCCTATGGAGATGCACCACGTGTTAGTTACAATAGTACATTGAACACAATGAAAATTACTATTAAAACAGAATCTAAAAAAATAAAATCGGTAGATGAAATAAAATCGTTACCTTTACAAAAATGGAATCATATTGTATTAAATTATTTGAACGGAACATGCGATGTGTTTGTAAACAGCGAATTGCATGCAACAAAAATAGAAGTAATACCAGTAAAAGAAAGTGAAAAAATATTTGAAATAGGAACACAAGATGGTATTCAAGGAAAAGTATGTAATGTTATCTTTTTTCAAGAACATCTTAATTCTTCAAAAATAAAAGAGTTATATAATGAATTTTCTTACAAGAATCCACCTACTATTTAAATAATGTATAACTAGCTAAACACGAATGAACGTATTGCAATAATTGTATACGTTCTATATTATACGGTCGAATCATGGCAATGGCTTCATCATAGCTAACCCATTTCATATCAGATACTTCTGATTCTTGAAATTTGTGTTTTGCTATTATACTAGTACTAAATCCAATATAATATTTGTGTGTATAGGATTTATAATTAGACCCCATGAAAATTTCTTCATAAGGTAAGATATTTTCTATTAATTGTAAATTATGTTTATCATAACCAGTTTCTTCTTCATATTCGCGCAACGCACATGACAATTCTGTTTCGTATGGATTACGTCTACCCTTTGGAAATCCCCACTCGGGTGTTTCCCATGTAGATGTACTGGATTCTATTAAATCATTCAAACAAATAAATTGATTATCTACCATATACCCTTTTTTAATCATATTAAATTTATCTCTAGCATGTAATTCATCCATAGAATGGTCAGACGAAATACCCCATAAATCGCACCATAATGTATTAAAATCCTGTTCTAATATATTTTTTTTTTCAGTAAGTGTCATTTCATGAATTAAGTTATTTATATTTTTCAAATGTTGAAATGAATATTTTCCTCGAATAAAATCAGTAAATCCCAATGTTTTACGACGACATATCATTAAATATTTTTCATTCATAATATGAATAATACCGTAACTTGTAATCGGCATAATACATGTTTTTGAACTATGTTTTGATTTATTGCAATTGATACACCGTTTCATACGTTTTCATGTAGAATGTTTTTATATTATATTAAATATATGGATGCAACCGTATGGGGACCTTCGTATTGGTTTTTTTTACATAATGTAGCTTTTAATTATCCAACCCATCCTACTACGATTCAAAAAAAAATTCATTATCGTCTTGTTCATAATTTTCACGAATTTTTACCCAGCAAATCTATTGCGAATATATTCGTGAAAATGTTAGAAAAATATCCGGTTACACCTTATTTGGATACACAAAAAGATTTTATCAAATGGATGCATTTTATTCACACCAAAATAAATATACGATTAGACAAACCAACTATTAGTCTACAAGAACATTATGACCAATTTCATGAAGCCTATGAACCTAAACCTACACGTTTTAAACGATTTTTGAAAGAACGATATAAAATAATTTATGGAATTATTATATTAGTATTGATTCAATATGCTATCTATTCTGTTTACCAATAATTATTCTAATACAGATAAATAATGTTTTAATCTACAAGGTATAGTAAATTCATTAATTATACTTTTATTTAATACATTGATTGTAAATGGCATATTTTTTGGATATGGTTTATACATAAGTAAAGAAACATAAGTATGAATCGGCATAAAAATTAATCCTTTATTTGGAAAATATTTGGATGCATCTACTAAAAAACCATATGTACCAAAAACCGATGGATAATGAGGAACAATGAATATACGTAATCTCCAAAATTTAAGCTCGTTGTAATTTGTTAATAAAAAAGAACCAAAAAAAGAAGCTGACCCATTGGGTAATAAATCATTAAAATTATTGGTAAATGTTCGATTATCATTGTTTGATACAAAAATATCAGTTGCATATTGGGGTGTAAAAAAAATGCGTAAATCTGGAATTGGCAAATCATTTATGATATGTTGTAAATTTATATTTAGTACAAGGTTTCCTGTTTTATAGGGTGCACTACTATTGATTATATTTTTATCTTGTTTCGGTGAAACAATATTTGAATAAGGATACGTATACACTCGTTTGTTTTGATAAATAGTGTCATTAAGTGTAAGGTCTTCTGAAATATTATAAGTATTTATTAAATAAGTTATTATTTGTTTAATAGTATTACCTTGTTCTAACATTGTTTTTATAATAACTACATATTTTTTAAATCTACACGGTAATTTATATATTATATTTTTAAAATAAATAACAACATCATTTTGTAAATTTAAGGGTAATTGAATTTCTCCATTGTTTGAACGAAATACACCTGGTCCATTGGTAACATTAGAATGTTTTAAAATTAACATTTTATGTTTAATCTTCATTTCATCTGTTGGTTGTATGTAATCATTTTGATATCGATTACCATAATGGGTAGGTAAATTATATTTAGGATTAAATTGAATATATTGTTGAATTGAATTACATGGATTAATCATAGTTTAACTATATATTTTCATTTTGAATCTTGTACATACCATTGTAACGATAAATAAGGAGGAGTTGATGAAACTATATTGGATTGTTTATTTACAATTAGTGTTGGGCCATCATTTACAATAGACACAATTTCTCCTGGTTGCAATGCATGACTAAAATAACGTAAATCAGATATATATCCTTGAAACCCACCATTTAAAGCAATATTTACATTTCCATAATTTTGTTTGGGAACATTTCCAAGTACATGTCTTTTTGCTAAAGTACCATTAATGTATACATCTAAATTGTTATTCTCAATACGTATAACAACATGCAACCATTTATTTAATGGAATATTTGGAATTTTTATTTCTTCGTTGATTGTTGTAAATGTATTCATAACCACAATCAATTCATTTGTAGTTGGAGATAAATACAACCCAGGTGCGTTATTAGGAAAATTCATTCCAATATTGTCACCTTCGGTTTGAATATTATTATCACCTTTATGAAAAATATGTTGGTATTCGCCTGATTTTCCTAAATCAGATATGTTCAACCAAACTGACCAAGAAAATTCTAAACCGTATATTTGATTGTTAGCTCTCTCAATAGGAATAGAACCTGATATAGAAGGGTCTTGTTGAATGACTAAAGGAACATTTCCTGGAATAAGGCCTTTCACTAAATAAGGATTCGTAGAAGGTCCAACTAAATATCCAAGTAAATTTATACCTATCGTCATACAAATTGTAAAAACAATTAACGCTGACATAATAATAATAAATTTTTGAAATGGCGTATCTTCATCCATATATACTAGTTAGGAAAATTAAATCGTAATGGATGCTTCGACATTATTTCCTTTCAAGAAACTTAGTTGTATTTTATATTGATTCAAAAAATTACTAAACATGTGTCCTCCTGGTCCACTTTTATAAATATTCCAAGCTTGTTGAGGATTTACGGCATCGTTCCAATAATTAAAACGTGACGTATAACCTGAAAAACCAGTCAATGGTGTTAAATAAATAGATGCAGCAGGGTCTACATACGCAGGAGAAGGCAAAATACATGTTTTTACTAATTTTCCATTTACATAAGTATCTAAAGAACGATTATTTAATGTTACAATCAAATTGGTCCATTTTTGAATAGGAATGTCTTGAACCTTACATGTAAATAATTCTTCTGTATTTATCATTGCAACCTTAATATGTATATTATTTTCAATAGGAGATAAAACTACTCCAGGCATTAATTTTTTATTTCCTCTGCAGAATACAATTTTTTCAGAACCATACCGATACGACCAATCGTCAATATAAAACCAAATACTGTAAGCATAATTCACAGAAGAACCTACCGGTAATGAAGCTGCAGGTATGACTAATTCTGTTTTTGCATCAGAAAACGAACTTAATGCTGTAGGTCCACTAAATAACCACGATAAAAAATAAACAATGACTAAAAAGAATACAATCATAAGTATGAATTTTATCATATTATGTAAGTAGAAATTAAATTTACGAGATTATCAATAATGATTCTAATTGACCATATGGTCTTCTTGGAATCGTGATATGTTTATAATTTACTTTTGTAATAGGTACTATGATTTTATTCGTTATTATAAATAATGGATTTTCATGTTTAAAAGCAATTATTTTTTTAATTAATTTATTGTATTCTACTTGCCTATAGTATGAATTCATAGAAAATAAATAATGATAATAATGATATAATAATGGTTTAAATGTAATTAATACATCAGTTGAAATAATTTCCATTCCAGAAAGAATAGGTTCAGTTACCATCGTGTATGTATTATAAATCGTTAATTCATTAAACATGGTAATCAATTCTTGACATACTTTATTATCTGTTTCTTTTTGAATAGTATTATCAATGATATATTCTTTAATTAAACCCTCATGCTTTAAAGAAAACAGTGCTAAATTAAAATTTTCTTGCATAAATAATGTAAATAATGGATGTATAAATAATCCTCTTTTTTGCATAGAAAAATAAATAATATACAAATTTGAAACTGAAAATTTTATATTTGTATATGGATTTTTAATCATTAACGGATTTGAAAAAAAGTTTTCATCTGATTTTGTTAATGAATTAAATATAATATTTGCTAAATCAAAAAGTTTAAACGTATATTTTTTATAGTTATGCATAATATCAATCAAATACTTTGGATTCGTTTCGGACAATGGATTCAATGCTAAATCAGTAGTTACATAGGATGAACGTCGTTTTCTTAGATAACGAATACAAATAGAAGTTAATACATTTTTTTTTTGTATTGCACGACACAAAATATCTAATATATGTTTTTGTAGGCAAGGATGTATGAATGGATTGTTTTCTACGCAACTAGCATATGTAGTTAGGTTGGATGTTTTATACATGTTACAAATGGTTTCAATAAGTTCTATATTGGCATAACAACCATGTTTTTCACAATCACGAATA